CAACCTAAACCAGTACACAGTTATCAAGCAGCTATATTTTTCCAGCAAGGGCTAGACAGAGATCCTGAGCGTGGACCTATTATATCCAATGCACAGCGAGAAAGTCCAAGCACAGTGTATGGAATATCTACACCTGGGCAACCCATTTATCAAGGTGGACTAGATCCTGCTACCATACGTAAACAACTCAGCACCGGCGCAGTTAATCCGCAAGATGTCACAGTGATTGGACGCAAAGGCGGTCATACATTGGTAATGGACGACGGTGACTTAGAAAACAAGAATGCTTTGTTTAGATTGCGAACATCCAAAGGTCATCAGATCATGATGAATGATTCAGAAAACTTCTTTCAGATCATTCATGCCAATGGCCAGTCCTGGATAGAGTTTGGCGAAGAAGGCACCGTGGATGTTTACTCTACTAACTCAGTAAATGTTCGTACTCAAGGTACTATTAACTTGCATGCTGACAAAGACATCAACATGTATGCTGGTGGCAATCTCAACATGAAATCAAATGTGGCTACCAACATAGGTGCAGTGGGTACTATGAACATAGCCAGCCAAGGTGAAATGGTATTGTATAGCCAATCAACTGTGGGCATAAAGGCCGACGGATCGCTGGCATTACAAAGCAAAATAACTGGATCATTTGATGGTGGAGCTTCATTACGACTCAAAGCAACCAGAATAGATCTCAATGGATTACCAGCAACTCCGGTCAAAACTCCTAAACTGTATCCCAAAACCACATTGGATGATACTGAATTTGATAATTCAACTGGTTGGAAAGTAAAACCCAAATCTTTGGAAAGTATTGTTACTCGTGCTCCTACTCATGAGCCATATCCATATCACAACAAAGGTGTAGCGGTTAGTGTAAATCTTGGAGGTACAGGAGCTCCTACTCCACCTCCAGCAGCAGAACCAGTTCCTACAAACTGGAGTATCATAAGAAAATCATGAGCAACTTTACATTTACAGGCCCAGATGGCGCAACATACGAAGTACAAGGTCCATCCACTGCTACGTTTGAGCAAGCCCAGGCAGTGTTTACTCAACAAACATCTACAGGTGGATTAACTGGATTGCCAGTGGGCGGTCTAGTTAATGCAGTTACTCAGTCAGCTGGCGGGCTAAGTTCTGCATTGGCACAGTTGGGTCCACAGGCCATAAGTTTGACAAAACAAATAGGCAATTATATTAATTTGCCAAATTTAACGGGCTTACCAGTACCAAACGCTATCACAGTAAGCGATTTTGTTAATACCAAAACATTAGCACAAACAATTGGATCAATTGGAACTACACAGATACAAGGGTTAGTAGCGCAAACTGCCGCATCAGTAAACCAGGCCACTGATGCAATTACCAATGTCAAAGGACTAGGACAATTTGGACTCAATGCTGATCAATTGCAACTGTCAGGATTGATCAAACCAGGTATAGCCGATCAGATAAATTTTGATCCATCAAAATTTACCAGCATACTATCAAGCCCTACCAGCTGGACAGGTAAATTGGGCGCAACTGACATTGGTTCCCTGCTCAGCAGCAGCAGTTTGCAAACAACAGTGCAACAAGGACTAATGAGTGTAAACTTTGATCAGCTAAAGCAACTGGGAACTATTACAGGATTAGAATCAGCAACACAACTAGGCCCATTGATAAATGTAGCTACAAAATTTGGTGCAGGTACTGCTACTGAATGGCTAGCAAGTGCCACAGGAGCGTCAGGTATTGCGAGCGCAATAACCAGTGGGCTGGGTGGCAACATAAGTGGTTTAATCTCAGGTAGCGGAATTGGCGGTGCGCTGACTGGCGGAGTTAACAATTTATTATCTGGCGGAGTTAACAATTTATTATCTGGCGGTGTAAACAATTTGTTGTCTGGCGGTGTGGGTAGTTTGTTGTCTGGTGGTACAAGCAGTTTGTTGTCTGGTGGTGTGGGTAGTTTGTTATCTGGTGGTGCAGGTAGTTTGTTGTCGGGCGGAGTAGGTGGGTTGATTTCAAGTGGATTATCATCAGTACCAGGATTATCGTCAGTGCTAAATGGATTTGCACAGTCTGCACAATTTGCACAAGTATTTTCTTTTGCTAGTTCTTTTTTAGGCGGCGGTGGCAATCCATTGGAAGCAGGCACTGTAACACCCCCTGCTGCTGCAAACACAGTGAATAGACAAACTGTAAATCAAGCAGTATTGGCAATTATTGGGAATAGCAAGATATCCATACCAGACTTTGTGCCATCAGCGTAAATCTGCACTGGAATCCAATGGATAAATATCAACATGCCTACATTCATTGGATTCAACACACAAAATCAAAACAAAAAGTTTACTCTGGTAGACCAAGAGTTAATCAAACGTGACCTCTTGAACGCTTTTAACATATTGCAAGGACAACTACCTGGGCGTCCTGCATATGGTACTATACTTTGGGATTTTTTGTTTGAAAGTCAGGACCAAACTACTATGGCTGCTATTTTGCGAGAAGTGCAGCGTGTGGCCGGCGGCGACCCTAGAGTGGCAATTACAGATGTAAATTTATTCCCTCAGGAAAATGGGGTGTTGATTGAACTTGAAGTGCAGTTTGTTCCTAATACTGATTCTCAGCTGCTGAGTGTGTTCTTTGATCAACAACAACGTAGAGCTTCGTTTGTATAAACGTAGCCGTTTATATGTTTGGTAAATAACAAATAACAACGGACGATCATGGCAACCACTACTAGACAAACAGTTATATTCGGAGTAGAAGATTGGAAACGCATCTACGAAACCTACAGAGAAGCGGATTTCCAAAGCTACGACTTTGAAACCTTACGCAAAAGTTTTGTAGACTATCTGCGCCAGTATTATCCTGAGACTTTTAATGATTACATTGAAAGTTCAGAATTTATTGCATTGCTGGATGTAATAGCGTTCATGGGTCAAGCCATGAGTTTTCGTAATGATCTCAACACTAGAGAAAACTACATAGACACCGCTGAACGTAGAGATAGTGTGGTTCGACTGGCAAATCTAGTAAGCTATACACCCAAACGAAACACTGCTGCCAGTGGGTATCTCAAAGTATTTTCTGTTCAAACCACAGAAAATATCACAGATTTCAATGGTATAAATTTAGCCAACGTCACAATCAATTGGAACGATCCTACTAACTTCAACTGGTTAGAGCAGTTCACCGCAATTGTCAATTCGGCATTGGTAGACACACAACGAGTTGGCCGCCCCGGAAATCGCGAAACTATTGTGGGTGTGGATACATCTGAATATTCAATCAATTTGGTTCCTGGATTTCTGCCAGTATTACCATACACTGCCACTGTGGATGGTGTTAACATGCCATTTGAAGCAGTGAATGCTACTTCAGTAGGAACACCAACAACATCACCGTTTATTTTTGAGCCGGCACCACAACCCAACGGGATTTTTAATATATTATTCCGTAATGATTCACTGGGTTATGCAGCAGCAAACACAGGATATTTTTTCTACTTCAAGCAAGGTGTGTTGCAGAATCAAGATTTTAACTTGGCTGAACGTATTCCTAATCGCACAGTTAATATCAATATTGATGGTGTAAACAACGAAGATCGTTGGTTGTTCCAATTGGACAACACCGGAACAGTCACTAGAGAATGGCAGTATGTACAGTCTGTATACGCTGCGGCAGCAGAACAACTGGCTCCTGACCAACGTAGTTTATATTCAGTCACATCTAGAGCCAATGATCAAATCACATTGACCTTTGGTGACGGCATATTTTCAGCTATACCTACTGGATTGTTCCGTGCTTATGTTCGTGCATCAAACGGATTGCAGTACATTATCAATCCAGAAGAAATGCAAAGTGTGGTATTGCCCATCAGCTATATCAGTAGATCAGGACAGTTGGAAACTATCACATTCACATGTGGTATTACAACTCCAGTGAGTAATGCTCAGGCCAGAGAAACACTAGATGAAATCAAACAACGTGCGCCTGCTAGATATTACACACAGAATCGCATGGTCAACGGTGAAGATTACACCAACTTTCCGTTTACTGAATACAATTCTATCATCAAAAGTTATGCATTAAATCGTGCTAGTATTGGCACCAGTCGATATCTTGACCTAGTGGATAACACAGGCAAGTACAGTTCTACAAATATTTTTTCGTCCGACGGTGCCATATGGGAAGACAATCTACTGCCTACATTTTTGTTCACCTGGCTCACTAACAATGACATTGCTGATGTGGTTAGTAACCAATTGCAACCACTTATATCAACCGATGCATTTGTGCAGTTTTATTATGCCAACTTCCTTAGACCAAATTTATCAGTATTGAATTTGACCTGGAATCAGAGCACAACCCTGGCCAATGAAACTACAGGATATTTTAAAAATGCTGCTGGTAATCCTGCACCTATTAGTACATACAGCAGTTCCAATTCAAAGTTTATCACAGTGGGCAGTTTGGTTAAATTTACAGCACCACCGGGCTATTTCTTTGATGCCAACAATCGTCTTAAATTAGGAATACCCACACTGGCAGATGAACGTTTGTATTTCTGGGCCAGCCCTTTGAGTATCTATTTAGATGGCACAAATCAAGGGCAAGGAAACTTTACGGATGGAACTGGCCCTGTGGCATTGAATGTGTTTGTACCTACTGGTGCAATTCCAACGGAAGTAATTCCATTGCTTATTACTACTTTGCCCAGCAGTTTGATTACAGAAATCACACAGCAAATATTGCTGTATAGAAATTTTGGTCTAGGGTATGATAACACAGGTGCAATCACTGGTACGCCTTACACTTGGTATCTAATCAATTCCAACAACATAGATATTGATGCTACATTTAGTTTGGCAAATGCAGGCAGCACATCTGGTACAAATCAAGATGCCAGCTGGATGATTCAGGCAGTGACAGATGGAACAAAATACACAGTGACCAATCGTGCATTGGTGTACAATTGGGGGTCAGTGTTACAGACTAGATTCTTCTTTGAAACTGGCAATCGAATTTATGATCCTCGACTGGGTAACGTGGTTAGTGACTTTATCAATGTACTCAAAGTCAACAGTTTGCCTGACTCAAATAGTCCTCAACCAGGGGATATCTATCTCAAGATCACTGGACAGCCTGTGCAGTCCGACGGTCTAGTCGACGATTTCCAAGTTATTGTCAGTTACGAAGATCGGAACAATGATGGCGTTACAGATAATCCTGATTTTTTCAATGAGATTGTTGCACCCAATGTGAATTCAAATACAAAATACGTATTCTTCCAAAAGACAGTAGACTTTGATAATCTGCAACGCTATTTGTTAATTGCTCCAGGCATCGTCAACAGTGATTATGCCACCCAGGATGACATTGAAGTTGTAAAAGCTCAATATGTTGTTGGACAGATTTTTTATGCATATTCTCAAACAATAACAGTGGGGCCATTGGCTGGTCAAGTGGGTGCGTTTTATCAATTGGTAATCAGCACCAATGGGACAAAAATTCTATTAGATGTAACATCAGAGTGGTTGGCCAAAGTAGGCCGATCAGGCATGTATTTCCAATACAGACATAATGCTCCGCTGACAGATCGTATTGATCCGGGCACCACTAACATTATTGATTTGTATGTGGTCACACAAGCCTACTATACAGCTTATCAGAATTGGATCAGAGATTCAACAAACACAGTACCTAAACCTGATGTTCCTACAATCAATGAACTTGACACCGCATATCAAGGACTTGAATCTTACAAAATGATATCTGACAATATAGTATTAAATTCAGTATCATTCAAGCCATTGTTTGGACCCAAGGCAGCTGAAAATCTACGTGCAACTATCAAGGTAATACGTACTGCCAATTCCACTGCTAGCGAAAGTGAAATTAAAACTCTTGTAGTGGCTAATTTGAATGAATATTTCAGTATTGACAAATGGAATTTTGGCGATACATTTTATTTCTCAGAACTGGCTGCTTACATACACAGAAACATGGGTGGCATTGTAAGTTCAGTGGTCTTGGTACCATTAGATCCATTGAAATATTTTGGTGACTTGTATGAAATAAATTCAGCACCAAATGAAATATTTGTCAATGGTGCTGGCGTAAGCTCAGTGGAAGTTATCACTTCCTTGACTTCAACTAATATTAGAACTGCACCTGGCAGCGGAGTAATTTAATGGCCACAACAAAGTCGGTAGATTTTCTACCACCAATATTCCAAACCAGCACTAACAAGCAATTCTTATCAGCTACATTAGATCAACTGGTTCAGGAACCTGAGTTCAAAAAAACACAAGGGTTTGTTGGACGTCATTTAGGTCCAGGTGTAAATCCCAATGACTATTATGTGATTGAACCCACGGCGGATCGATCAAACTATCAACTGGAACCTGGTGTGATAAGTTTGGTACCAGACACCAATACCATTGCAGATGCTGTGACCTACCCAGGTATAACCGATGCAATAGGTCGTCAAGGTGGATTCACCAACAACTCATCAAGACTGTATACCAGCGATTATTATACCTGGGATCCTTTTATAAACTTTGATAAGTTTACAAATTACAGTCAGTATTACTGGTTGCCCGGCGGCCCTATATCTGTGGGTGTGAGTGGATCCACAATTCCAGTCACGGCCACATACAACGTGACCAGAACAGATACATCGTACGAATTTTCAAGCATTCAGGGTCAGAATCCTATAATCACTTTGGTGCGTGGCGGAACTTATGAGTTTGCAGTTAATCAAGTGCCCAACTCTTTTTGGATACAATCAGATCCGGGAGTAAATGGCCGGTTGCCTTATGCTCCTAATATTAGTTCTAGAGATGTGTTGGGTGTCACTAACAATGGTGAAAATTCAGGAACTGTTACTTTTAGTGTGCCTTTTAACACTGCTCAACAGTTTTATTACGATCTAGCTCTGGCTCCCACTGTGCCCACAGCTGGGCAAATTGATCTGTTGACTGACATTGATTATAATCAAATCAATGGAGTACTGGTATCTACATTTTTTGCCAACTATCCTTCAGGTATAGATGGTATAACTAATCTTCAAAATCGCAGTGTGGTATTCAACAATACCACAGCACCTACTAATGTATATCAAATACAATACATAGGCACTGGTTCTGGACAGACTATACAACTGTTGCCAGTGTTAGCAGTTCCTGGCCTGAACAAATTTACCATCATATTTGGTGCTGAATGGAGCACCACAGAATGGTATCTTAATGCATCAGGTTATTTTGAACAAATACCGTTGTTGACTGCTGTACAAGATACACTGTGGTATCAAGATGGCACCAACCCAGAAATTTTTGGACAAATTAGACTAGTAAATCAGACTCAAACTGCAACTATCAATGTGGTTACTGACATCCTTGGCAAGCAAAACTATACTTCTCCCAATGGAGTGGTGTTTACTAACAATTTAAAAATCACTTTTCAAGGCAGTGTAGTTCCTGCTAGTTATCAAGCTCAAACTTATTATGTGGCTGGAGTAGGCACGGCTATCCAATTGTTGTTGGAAACTGATTATATTACTCCAGAGATTGTACGCACTGCTAGCACTCCTTGGGATTTTGTTCCATGGGATTCTGCCAACTGGGACGGAACATTAAATCAACCATTGGATCCAGACTATATCACAATAGCATTAGACAGTCCTGATCTCAATGCATGGACAAGATCAAATCGTTGGTTCCATATTGATGTAATCAACGCAGCGGCTGCCTACAATAACACAAATGCAGTGTTGGATAACAGATTCCGGGCCAAACGTCCAATCGTTGAATTCCGTGGCGGTACACATTTGTACAACATGGGCACCGAGGCCAAACAGCCAGTGAACATAATTGATCTAAATCAAACAGATGCTCTAACAAACGTCAATGGAAAAACCCAATACACTGTTGTAGGCCAGGCGTACGATCTACAACAAGGTAATAGAGTAATCTTTGCCAACGATACCGACTCACAAGTGCGTAACAAAGTATATGTGGTCAACTTTATAAGCCCAGCTTCTGTGCCATTGCCTGATAGTTCACTAGTAGACCAGCCTGTCATTGATCTAGTGCCTGCAGATGATGCATTGGCATTGACTGATCAGTGTGTGGTTTGTTTGAGCGGTACCACACTGACCGGCACAACTTTTTATTATGATGGTATACAATGGATTCAAGCACAACAGAAAACTGCTGTGAATCAAAATCCCATGTTTGATGTGTACGATCAAGCAGGATATAGTTTGGGCAATCGTGCGGTATATCCAAGTTCAACTTTTTCAACTGCCAAAAACAATCTTGGTACTACAACCGGCGGTAGTCCATTGTTCAGCTATGCCATTGGACCAGGAACTGTGGCAGATACAGTGTTGGGGTTTCCCTTAAGATATCTCAGCTTGAATAACATTGGCGATATTGTGTTTGATAACAATCTCTATGCAGACACTTTTATCTACGTCAAAGACAATGTACAACAAACTGAAAATATCAGTATAGGGCATGTTCGCCAATAT